CCGAATGTAGGTCTTAAAGCAAAATTATTTGGAAAGCATAATACACCTAAGTTTAGTGATGTAGTAGGTTCAAATAACCCAAAAATTGCTAAAAAAATAGCTAAAGCTAAATTACGAAATTTATCTATTAAAGCCAAGTTAAAAAATATTTGGAAGCAAATAACTAATAATGTTGGTACAGGAATGAATGAATCAGCAAAAAAAAGCATTACTGGTAAATATATAAAATTTTAATGTTACAAGGTTTAGGAAAACTTGGGCAACTAGGATTAAAAGCTACACAAAGTGGAGCAAAGTTTGCAAAGGAATCAAAATTAGGTCCGAAAGTTTCTAAAGCTGACAGTTTCATTAAGAAACATTATCATCGATTTGCTATTGGAGGTACAGCTGCTGGTGGAGCTTATTTCGGAGGTAAAGCATTGATGGGGAAAAAAGAACCATCTGAATCTGAACCATTTATTAATCAAATGCGTGATGGCAGATTTTCCGTATATTTAGGAAAAGAAGTAAATGTTTTTATGGATCATTATCCAACAGCAAAAGAAATGGTAAAAATTAAACAATCTATTTTACGAATGGGGGATATTATTGGTGATAAAAAAAAGAAAAAGATCACCAAAGAAGAACGAGAAGAATTTACATTATTAGTTAGAATGTTAGCTAAAGATAATGGTGTATCTAATATACAAGGACCAAATGGTATAATGATGTTTCTTCCTGATAAAACACCTGATTATCAAGGCAAATTAAAAGGTCAGGATAAAATTGTAACATCAACAGATGTCACTCAAAAATTATTCTAATATTAATTCTGTGCATTGAAATTTTTTTTTCTTTCTTTTATAGTTTAAAGTTCACCCAAAATACTATAAATAGAAAGGAATGGAAATGACGATTGATGCTCTTATGGAAGATGTTAAAATCTTAAAAGACGAAGTTAAAGATATGAAAGAAGTAAATAAGGTTCTTATAGCAAAGCTAGATAAGGCTTATGATGATAGGATTAAATTAAGAGCAGATAATTTTAGTATGCAGAATCAACTAAAGGAGATCGCAAATGCCTAAAGTAGGAAAAAAAACTTATTCATATTCTAAAGCTGGAATGAAGAAAGCTAAAGCAGAAGCAAAGAAAACTGGGAGGAAAGTTGTCAAGCAAAGCAAAGGTAAAGGGTACTAGAGTAGAGAACGAAATAGTTAAGCTCTTTCAAGCAGAAGGATTTAACGCAAGACGACAACCTTTGTCAGGAGCAATCCAAGCATTTCCACATGATGTTCAAGTCAAGGATTTATTTGATGGAACTAATGTGGAAGTAAAAGCAAGGAAGAATGGGGAAGGTTTTACGCAATTAGATAAATGGAAAGGTTCTGCTGATTTATTAGTATTGAAAAAAGACAGAACTTCGCCTATGATATGTATGGATTGGGAACAATTCAAATTATATTTACATGCAGCCAAAACTAACGAAGGAACAGAAGAAGGAACGATACAAGAAAACGCCAGAAGAGGAACAGGCGTTAAAAGACAAATTCGGAACGGTGGCTGGCAAAATAGACACATTAAAGCCAGATTTGGGAAACGCCCATTTCGACATAAGTTTCCAAGACCGACAAAGGTTGAGGAAGATAGTTAAGACTATTCACTTTAAACATTATCCTAAAGAATTTATAAACGATAAAGAAGCAGATAAACTTATCGAAGCACTTGGTCCGAAAGTAGCTGAAGATATGATTAAAAAATATTTAGAACAAGTTAAGTGACAGATTTCTCCTATAAACCAGATGGGGATGTCCTAAAAAATTTTATGAAGTCAGATGACTTCTTTCGTGGACTTCGTGGTCCAGTTGGATCAGGTAAATCAGTTGCTTGTTGTATAGAAATATTTAGACGAGCTTTAGCACAAGAAAAAGGTAAGGATGGAACTAGAAAAAGTAGATGGGCAGTTATTCGTAATACCAATCCACAGTTAAGAACTACTACGATCAAAACATGGATAGACTGGTTTCCTGAACAAGATTTCGGACCATTTGCATGGTCAGTACCCTATACACATAGGATCAGAAAAGGAGAAATTGATTTGGAAGTTATCTTTCTTGCTTTAGATAGACCTGAAGATGTAAAGAAATTACTATCTTTAGAATTAACAGGGGTATGGGTTAATGAAGCTAGAGAGCTACCTAAAAGTATTATTGATGCTTGTACTATGCGTGTTGGTAGATTTCCTAGTATGCGAGATGGTGGAGCTACTTGGTATGGAGTTATCTGTGATACCAACGCTCCTGAAGAAGATCATTGGTGGCCTGTCATGGCTGGCGATGTTCCTGTTCCCGACCATATTTCTAGGGAAGAAGCATTAATGTTAGTTAAACCTGATAATTGGTCTTTCCATACACAGCCATCAGGAATGAAAGAAGTAATAAAAGAAAAACAATTAGAAGGTTATGAACCTAATGAAAAAGCAGAAAATAAAAAGAATTTAACAAAAGATTATTATAACAATATTATTAAAGGAAAAACAAAAGGATGGATTGATGTTTATGTAATGAATAAACTAGGTTCATTAGAAGAAGGAAAGCCAGTATATTCTGGTTTCAAAGAAGAATTACATATTGCTAAAGAGCCAATACCGATTGCAGAATTACCAGTCTATATTGGAATAGATTTTGGATTAACTCCAGCAGCAGTATTTGGACAAAGACTTCCTATGGGTAATTGGCAAATAGTGCATGAACTTGTTTGTTTTGATATGGGTATAACAAGATTTAGTGAACTATTGCGTGGAGAGATAGCAAAAAAATTTAAAGGGTTAGAAATGGATATATGGGGTGATCCCGCTGGTGATTTTCGTTCTCAAACAGATGAAAGAACACCATTTCAGATACTGCGACAAAATGGCATAATTGCTAAACCAGCACCAAGTAATGATGTGTCATTAAGAATTGAAGCTGTTGAAACAGCAGTTAATCGTTTAGTAGACGGACAAGTAGGGTTTATTGTTGATAGTAGCTGCATTAATTTAAAAAAAGGATTTAATGGAGGTTATCACTATCGTAGAATACAAACGACTGGAGATAGATTTGATGATAAACCATATAAGAATAGATACTCTCATGTTCACGATGCATTACAATATTTAATGATGGGAGCTGGAGAGGGAAAAAATTTAATTGCTGGTAAAGGACAACAACGAACTTATACTGCCAAAAAGGGTTGGGAAGTATTTGGCAATAAACCAAAAAAGAGTACATGGGATTTCCTCAGAAAGATTGGTTAGTATATTTTTATGAAAGTAAAGATCATCATAGGTCTATACGATTTTTTAAAAAAGGATTTAAACATTGTGGAGTAGTTGGTTTTTGTCCTGAAAAAGATGTGTGGATATTACAAGAATTTATATTTGGTAAATATCAAGTAGAAATATTAGAAGGAAAAGATGTAGATGCATTATTTCGTTTTATTAAAAAAATTAATGGAAAAATATTAAAGGTAAATGTAAGTGAAGATAAATCTCTTGGTATTCCTCGTTTATGGGGATCGTGGATTAAAGAACATAGTTGTGTAAGTTATGTTCAACGATTATTAGGAATGACACATTTTATGATATTTACCCCTTATCAACTATTTTGTGCGTTGAAAAAAAAGGGATTTTCTGAAATAGATTTATAGATATGGGTATATTTAAACCAAAAATACCAGAAATACCTACAGACCCTGAACTTGAGAGACAAATGAAGGAAAGGCGTGAAGAAGAAGAACGCACAAAAAAGGCACAACTTGAAAAAGAAAAAGAAAGAAAGTGGCGTAAATCTCAAGGTATGATAGGAACTCGTTCTTTATTTAGTAGAGCTGGTGGTAAAGGATTTTTTTATGAAGGTAAAGAAGTATGAGCAGTAATCAAGGAACTACAAAATCAGAAAGAAAGCAAGGTGGAGGTGGTGGTCCTGCTGGGATGACTACTAAAGAATTTAGCAAATCAAAAAAATCTGCTGCACAAGCAAAATATGAAGCACAATTAAAAGCTGGTAAAAAAGAAATACAATCTAAAATTGATAGAGAAAGATATGGAGCTGGAGTTGCTTATGGATCAGGTAAAATTTCTAAAGATAAAATAACAGATGTTGAAATGTTTGGTGGTAAAGCATCACAATATACAAATCAATATTTAGAAAGAATTGGTGAAGCAAAAAAAGGTTCACAAAATCCTGATGGTTCATGGAATTATAATTTAACATCTAAAGGATGGAAAATG